GAACCAACGGCGGAAATACCACCACCAGCTTGAGCGCCCTGGACAACTGAGTGACCCATGGCGGTCATATTTTCGTCACTGAATACTCTGTCAACGAACTCGCCGGTGGATGCGGTCTCCAGTGTCCCGTCAGCTTTCATCTCAAGGAGCTCTTGTCCGACAATTTTCACCAACTCCTGAGCTCCCTCAGTGAAACCCTCGCCAGCTGTGGCCATCCCAACTTTTTTGGCAGCCTTTAAAAACGCAGCCTTTGCTGTGGGAGATTTTAACAATTTCTTAATACCAGCCCTTTTGAGGCTTTTCAGCGCAGGAAACGCCGACTCAATCGTATGGAGGCCCACCATCTCTAGAGCCCCGTTTATAGTCCCTACGATCACCGCTGAGCCACGCACGGTGTTCCGGCCTAGTGGAGTGCCATTTTCATCTTTAATCTTCTCAAAGTCCAAATACGCAAGCGAGCCTTCCATTTTCGCGGCCTCTGTCATCGCGCCCAGTCTCCAGCCAATAGTCCCGCCCGCAATAGCAGCAGCCGGCACCGTAACAACCTCCTCCGGAAGAGCAATTTGCGGACCCAGTTGGCCAACAACTGCAGCCGTAACCGCTCCCGTCGCAGCTCCCGTCGCAGCTCCCGCCAACTGGCCACCAATCAACTTACCAAAAATCGGGATCTGATTGGCCATAGCTCCCGGTACGTTCCCAAAACTCATAGGATCGATACCGTAATCCACTTGATTCGCCATCTCCTCATCGATATCAGCAATTCTGTTCCGCTGATCCTGAGTGATTGACCCGTCAAAAGCTGCGGCCCCAAGCTCACTGAGCTCAGTTGTCCGCTTCCCCATCTCGTACTGCTGCCCGATATGCTTGAATTGTTTCTCAAGATAATTCAGGTTCTCAAGATCCGCTTTCGCTGCAGAGAAGTGATTCGGATTCTCCGCGAGCCAGTTCGCAACAGTGGGGCTTTCTTTGAAATACTTCTCAGAATCAAAGCCAGCCCGCCGCGAGCGCTCCTCCAAGTCATCAGCATTGCGCTCAATAAAATCAACGGGGAATCCCGTCTTAGCCTGCAGCTTAAGGATTCTCTGTCCGTCATCTTTTTTCATCCCAAGATCTGCTGAATAATCCAGCCTCGGATCGGCGTCATTCCCGCTTACAAAAGCAGCGACAGAGTTACCCTTAGGAGCCTCTATCTCTGAGGGCTCAGCCTGAGGGGCCGAGACTGGTTCTGGAGTCTCGGTGTCTCCTGAAATATAATCACTTATTTTCATCTTTAAACCCTAACAGCTCTCGCAGTCCCTTTTTGTCGCCGACTTTGAACAAAGCGTATGCTTTTTGGATATTGTCTTGCGTGGGGTTAATCCTGTTTGATTTCATTATATTTCTCAACTCTAATTTATTCTCTGCTGGGATGCTTTTCATCGGAACGTAAATCTTACCCCGCTCATCCTCCTTGACGTGAATCGAGAGTTTCTCAGTATCCCCGAACCAACCGTCAACAAATACACGGTCCTTCATAACCGTATCCACAATCTCCTGATTCTCAACAGGGTTCGGGCTGCGACGATGCTGCTCAACAAACGAAGTTTGCATCTCGGTGACTTTTCTCTCAGCCGCGACAAGCTCTTCTCTATCCTCAGCTCCCAATTTGTTACGGCTCTTGGTTCTGGAAATAATTCCACCAGTGCGCAAACCATCCTGTACAAGACCCAAGAGCTGTTTATTCCCCGTAACCTTTACGCCCTTCTCAGGATCCCTTGCGTCGGTCCAATCTTTTATCGCCTTTTTCTTCTCAGTCATGCCGAGACCCGGAAGATATTTAGACTCAAGATCAGCGCGAGTCATATCAGCCAGCTGGGCGCGATCTTTTTCCATAAAATCAAGCCACACTTTTGGATCTGTTTTCTGAGCGCCACTCCCGCCACCTGACGCGAGTTTTGTAAGAGCATTCTGTCGCTCATACGAAAGCTCATTCCAAATACTCGGAGGGAGAGCGTCTTGCGGACGAACACCCCTCTGACCCTTAAGCATCTCGCTGGCTCTGTCCCAAACATTATCCTGATGAGCTTTTTCGGCGCGATCTGAATCCTGTTGTTTTTGCCGGATTCTCCGCTCTGTACTCTCGCGAACCTCTGGGTCTCTAATCTTCTCAGCAGACTCCATAGCTTTTCCCATGTCCCCGCCAGACTTCATCCACATAGCGTCGGCATTCCTTTGGGACTTTCCACGGCGTGAGCCCTCTTCCATGAGCTTTTCCATCTTCCCGCGCTTAGAGCCCGAGATCTTATCTTTATTCGCACTATAATAGGCCTCAGCCTGCTGATCAGCGCCCCCATCAACAATACGCTCAATCACGCCCAGATGAATATCGCTCTCCACCTCGTCGAGCTGATGCTTTATAACGTCGGCTGGGAGACCTTGCCTCTCTCCGAACCTCTCAACAACAGCTTTACTGTCGGCAATATAAGTTCCGATTTGTGTAGTATCCCCAAAGTTTTGAATCGCCGAATCCCTATTTGATTGAATCGCCGATTGAGTTACAGCCTTGTCCAAAATTTGAGACTGCCTGTTGACGTGCCGATCCGTGTAAAGCCCTAAAGAATTTCTCTCGCGCTCATAAAGCTTCCCAATAGCTTTCCGCTGATCATCGTTTGCGAGACCCTTTTTGATCTTCTCAAACTCTTGATCAAGAGCCGGGAACACGTCTTGCCCGACAGCTAGCGCATCCTCACCGCGTGCGCTCTCAACCTTCGCTCTGTTTGTTTGAAACAAAGCATTGATTTTCCCGCGCTGGGCGTCGACGGCCATCTCGTCAGACTCTTTTTTGTACTTATCAGCAAAAGTCGTAACGCTCTTTTCAACACCATCAAGCCCGCGAGCAATAGACTGATAAGCTTTATCAGCGTTCGCGCCCCCACCCAATTGAGCAAGAGACGGATTTATGGAAGAGGCTCGACCTGAACTGAGGGCCGTTTCCTGTACTTGGGTTGATTCACCAGGGACTCTTGGCATCTAAATTCTCCTACGCAATGTTTGAAACGCTTCCATAACTTCCGCCTGCAGAGTTACCAGCTGCAGCACCACCGGCAGCACCACCGGCACCACCAGAGGCCCCGCCCGCTGAAGCCGCTAAGAGACTCCCGCCAAAGCTTAGGAAGCTTCCAAAAGCTGAAGCATCAGCATTTAATTGAGTTTTTTTAATTTTAGTGTTCGCACCGAGAACCGCAAACTTACCAGCATAATATTGATTAAACGCCTCGGCTCGGTATCCAAACGCTTTCTTGTAAGCATTCGCCTTAATCTGCAGCTCGTCCAAATCACCAGCGCGTTTGATATTATCCTGAATGTCCCGAGCCGAGCCCGAGTCGCTGTCCACTCCCCGGCCCGCCGCACTCACTCTCGCCGAACCAATGCGCTGGTTCTTTTGCTCGGTGATTCGGTTCGCAGCCTTTTTGCCTACAGCCAAAGTGTCGTAATAACTGTTTTCAGCAAAAACCTGAGCTGTGTGATGCTGCATCTCTTTGTATTGACCCTGCATCTTTATCGCTTGAGATTGCCCGTCCGCCCGAGAACCGGCGGTGAACATATTAAATAAATCACCGAACATATTATCCCCCCCTAATTGGTATCAGCCCCGAGGGAGACACCGCTAAAATGCTGGATGGAATAGGATCGACCTGTCTGAAAAAGATCCGACCATTGCTGTTCCACTTAGCTTGAACATTCACATCCAATGTTTCCGTCCTTAACGACGGGACCTCATCGTAATTCTCATCAGTCCGCGCTTTGATCTCAACCAGATCCTCTAAAAGATCCGTACCCGTGGGAGCTTTTGAGCCAACAAAAAGTCCGCGAGTGTCCTCAACCGCAACCGCAACCGAGGAAATTAATTTGTTTTTGTCCGTTAGAGTCTCGCCCTGAGTTGTTTCCATATCCAGAGTTTCAAGATCTGAAACAAACGGCAAGCCTACGTGAATTTTCACATAATTATTCGGCAACGTAATTGATCCGCTAGTCACCGTGTATACTTCGTAGTCCGGATTATTGGGGCTTCCTACAACAGCGCCGTCACCCACAACCGAAACCGACTTGCCCTCAAGGTGATCAAGCCCACTCACCGTATTTACAGCTCGGTAATAATTTTTAGTGCTCCCGCTTTGAAAGCTCACCGGGACTGATCGATAAGGCCTCACCGTCATAGCTACGGTTGAGTCGACAGAGATAACAAGAAAGTTTTCAATGACGTCGTCAAAAGATAACCGAATATCATCGCCGATCCCGTACCCCTGGGCTTCAAAGTTTGAGAGATCATTGTCGTGAGTGGCTGTTAAATCCTCAGTCTCATCCCACGCGGACCCGCCAGAAAGCGCCACGCTTCCAAAAGATCCAAAATTTGGCTGAATACCGTCATAAGTTAGAGCGCAATCCATCGGGATATATTCCTTAATATCCGTAAATTGCCGAGAGACCATACGCTCAGTCATGTTTTTGGTCTGACCGTTAATAATTCGCTCAACTCTCAAATATAAAACATCCTCGCCACCCTCTGGAATACAGCAGACACTTTTAACGAGGCCGTCGGTATCGTGCCGGTGCCAAGCGAGCATTTGCTGATCCTTAACATAAGTTAGCCCCATTAAAACCCCGTCAGATCTCACGAGCCAAACAATTGACTGAGGAGTTTGCTGATAAGTCCAGTCAATAATTGTGAACCCGTCAAACAAATGAGCCGAGAAAATTGTCAAATCATTGCCCCGATAACCATCAACAGCGAAATCAAAACCAATGTCTCTGATGATACTCCCGCGAGCCTGCACGTAAAGCGCTGAGGAGTCCACTATAAGGGGCCTCAAAAAACTTGAGCCATTGTATGAGTGCTGCTCAACAGACACAGTGGAGGGAGACAGCGCTCCTCCAGTGTCACCGCCACTGACAATTAATTCCCCGGTTGTTGTGAACATGATCAATTTCCTGAGGCTCAACAAATGAATAACCTCAGCAAGCTGATTCCCAACAGCGGTGAATGAAAAGCCATCGTCCGCAAGAGTTGGCGAGTGCGCGTAAAAGTTATTGAAATCATTAATGCGCGAGGACTCAATCAACTCTTTATTGTTATTCGTGCGCGCGTAAATCAATCGCGACTCGTGGTAAGCAACCGCTCCTGGCCAATCATCCGAACCGGAAAATGGAAACCGTGTGATCGGCGGCTGAATTGTAAAATCAGGACTTACCCCATTATCTACAAAACTCGTTGTCCCATCAGCCACAGCGCCCACGAAACCAAAACCACCCACGTCTTTTGTGAAAATATTGTACTTTAAAACATCTCCCGAGCTTGGCGCGGACCACGAAACCGTAACTGGTGTCGTCGGACTCGCCGGAATTAACGTGGCCGAAACAAATCCTGAGGATATCCCACTCTCAGCAAAACCATTCTCATAAACTACGGTGACTCTGTACTCAACCGTTCTTGAGCCCGTGCCCGTAGCACCTGTCGGCGCTGATTGAGTGACCCCTGAGGGCAAACCATCAAACACACCCACAGAGGCCCCACTCCAATCAGCATAACCATTGCGAGTGATCTTTAAAGGCGCTCTCGTCGGGTGAGTGAGAATAATCGCATCCACCGATTGAGCAAACTTAATTTTACCCACGTCCGTAGTGTAGGAGGTTATATTCACAACCGCGACTTTCTGGAAACCACCAGAGGTGAACGCTGCAAAACCCGTGGTATCTACGGACGAAAGGTTTACGTCATAAAGTAAGAACGTACTCCCCCCGCCAGTGGTCGCGTTATAAGTCACGCCGCCATTGAGCTCCACCATCCCCGCAACATTAAAGCGTATCCGGTGACTCCCCACCGGCATACCGTGGGGAGAGGTTGTTGTAACCGTAGCTGGATTACCAGAGGAAATAGATGTGATTGCAATCTCCGCCTCCATCTCGTAATCACCATTCGAAATAAAGTATATATTTGATCCCGCAAGCTCAATAGCAGCACTCACGTCAGCACTCGCGATAAACGGAATCATTCTTGAGTATGAACTCGCGGCGTAATCGACAAACTTTGTTCCCGGACGTGACTGGGCTCCACCGTGTCTCATCACAATGTTATTGCGAAGCGTTCGCAAGCCCGTTTGATACTTACTCACATCTGCACGACCGTACAACGCCGGTGCAATCTCACCGCCCGAAAAACTTCTTTGAATCCCTGTTGCCATTAATTGTCCCCGTAAAGCTGCTGACTCATGTCCTTGTCCTCAGTGTCCGCCTTCATTTCCATGTCGGTAATTTGAAGGGACATAGAAATTTTAGGAACATCTCCCTCTGTACTTTGCTGATCAAGACTTGAAACCTCAACCTTAGCGAGCACCAAAAACGTTTGACCAATTTTTGGAATCCCGTTTAGACCGAGCTTTTTATACGAGTCATTATCTAAATGCAGCTTTAAACCATAAGGATAGGTCTCCTGATCCTCAACCACAGACACTGACATATTGTCTTTTTTCTCTTCAGCACTAATTTTCATACTCTTCATTATAGCCTCACATTCACAAATTCAGATTCAGGTTCTTCCTCGCGCTGCTCTTCATTAAAAGCGTTCTCTCTCGCGTGGCCCATAAATATCATATACAATTCCATTGTTGATTTTCTCATTCCGAATGGGTCGCCTTTTGTTAAGGTTGGAACCATAAAGTGAGCGAGGATCATACTAAGTCCCGTAACAAAATCAGAATCAAACAACGACGTATTTTCAATGTTCGCCGTGTATCTCCCTACGGCACCCGCCGCGTCTGTAAGTATTAGTTTCCCCTGATCATCGTGGCTCAATTCAAAAGGCACTCTGGTTTGGCGAGAATCATTCCTCGCCCCACTTTCAATCTTCCTGAAGTCAATACAATCAGCAGGGTATCTATAGGCTTTCGCCCACTCAATAGTCGGCGAGGAGGATATTTCCCCCAACGCCGAAATTTTCCGCGCAAAGGGCCAACGACTATCACGTAAAACTTTTTTGCGAGCCAAATCGTAGAACGTCCTTGCAGCTTTACCCTCCGTAGAAGGATCAGAATTAAAGTCGGTGATAAGTACACCAGTTCCAAGGTGGCTCAAAGCCAAGTTCGCAATTTCAGTTTTCGTATAAGACATAGTCGTTAACCCTTTCAGGAATTAATAATTAAATTGCGTCGTCGTCATCTTCCAGGTCGTCATCGACTTCCTGATCATCAGCAACAACCTCTTCCTTTTTATCGAAAGGCTTCACCCACGAACAAACGCGAGGCTTCTTATCTTTTCCCAAAACCTTTTTACCGGCGGGATCAAGGACATAATAAGCGTCCTCTTCCATGAAAAAAACTTCGCCTTCTCTACGTCGAACGTGGTCATAATAACCAGCACGAATTGCTTTAACTTTCATAACTTAGTCCTTTCTTAGGCTATTGAATAACCTGAAGCGTAGTTTTTGGTTTTGTCGATACCGTGAACGATATGAGCATCAAAAGATCCACCGCTTAAACTTCCACCCGTCGGAGTGAACCGTAGACGTGCATAACGTCCGTCCAAAACACCGGGGTCGATACGGTAATAAATCGCCGTACCCGCTGCAGAGGTTGCAGCAAAAGTTCCAAGAGTGGCCGAAACAACAACAGCGCCGAAAGCAACGTCATCAATATCAGTCTCAAGAGTCACAGTCATAGTGGAATCACTTCCAGTATCAGCCATGGCAGCAACAACGTTCACCGCGATGTAAAGGTTTTCACCTGTACCGATATCGCGAGCTTGCGTGAAATCAAGAACATTCGTACTCACCGCTGCAGCCGTTACGACCTGAGCAGATGAGAATTGTAATTGAGCATCTAAAATCATTTTATTCCCCTTTCCTTAAGAAACCGTAGCTTCAGTATCGAGAATCGCGTCAACCTTGCGGATCGGGATGCCTCGGAAGCTGTATAAGATTTTTCCATCAACTTCTTTGTACGTCATTCCTGCAGCCGCAACATCGTCACGTCGTTGGATGTCCAACATTTGCATACAAGTACGGTTCATATAGAACGCGCAACGGCCAACATTCATTGAAGGCAATCTGTGAATTTGCTTAATCATGCCGTCGATAAGATCAGCAGCAGAACTTTTCGCAACCAAATTGGAAACATCAATGTTCGCTTGACGAACAACATATCTCCAGTCACGAAGAGCGATACCACAATCCCAAGTCCACTGATCTTGGTAAGCACGCAAACGAGTCCCGGCGATTCCTGCAGTTGTTTCTACAGTTACCTCACCGTGATCATAATGCGCCAAACCAGCATCAGAACCTTTAGGAAATACACCGTGGACCGTGTTGTCGCCCCAGCACATCAACCAAACGGAAGTGTTATCAGAACCTGCGCCGCCAGCGTTAACGATGTTCTGACCGTTAGCCGCAGCAAGAGAAGAATAACGAACAGACAGACCGTTGAATTCCTCAGGAGCAGTCGAGGCGTTTCCATAAATCATAGTGGAAGCCATCTCTTGATTCATCGCCTCAACAAAGGCTTGAGCCTCAGATAAACGAAATTGTGCTTGGTTGCCCGCAAGATCGGCGAGTTTCTTATCAACTTCCGACCACGCCTCTAGAGCTCCACAACTTTCGTCGATCTGAGCTGTTTGAGATTTACTGGGCTGAACACCTTGGTTCAATAATCTCCAGTAAACTGTGGGGAGGCCGGTACGAACAGTCGTACGGTGACCCGTTGGAAGGTTACCCTCAACGAACAACATGTCATCGAGTACTTCGTTGGTTTGACCCAACAATTCAACAATTGAAGAAATCTTACCTTCTCCACTTGGATCTTTACGCTTTGCCCAGTCAGCGAGTGTCAGGGCGTTTGCAGCTAATGTAGCCATCTTTAAACTTTCCTTTCAGTTTAAGTTTGTTTATCCGAACCACCATAGAATTTCTGGTGCATCGGAGTTGGTTCCATAGGAGGTTTCGGACCGCTGTGGAAACTCCCATCAGCCATCTCTTTTCCGATGCGAGAAAAAACTCGCACCATCTCCGGGTGAGATCCAAACTTGGTATTAACAAGCTCTTCCTTAAACAGATCTGTCGCAAACCTCTTATAGGCGTCGTTGGCAAGTTTTATACTCATGTTATAGTTGTCGCCACCGAGCTCTTTGTCCGTCTTTGTCGACGCAATCCACTCATCGTTTTTTGCGTCTAAGCTTTCCATCTGTTTTTTCTGGAAACTGTCGAGTGCCTTACTTGCCACGTCCACAAACTTTTGAGCCTCTTTACCTTTTAGCCCCTGCTCTTTGGCAAGTTTTGCTATTTCATCGGCATCAGCTTTTTGTAAGTGCGAACCATCGGGCAAGTTTACTTCGACCTCGTCGTCTCCGTCTCCCGTCTTATCGTCATCTCCCTTTTCGCCAGGATCAGGATCAACATCCTTCTCGCCATCCTTTGGAGGGTCCTTTGGCTTATCATCGTCTCCGCCTTCTTTGTTTTCGGCGTCTACGTCTTCAGCTTTATTCTTCCCCTCGGAAGGCTTCCCGTTTGCATCGAACATCTTCGTTGCGAGCTTTTCTTTTTGCTCATCAAACGATTCTGGAGTTGGTATGTTACCGGTACCCGTTTCATTGTTAAGTTGCGCGGGTGCGTCTATTTCTTGATCTGGCATTCATTTCCTCACTTTTTCGTTTACGGTTTTCTGTTTCCATAGCGACGTAATTCACTTCCGACGCCTTGATTAAATTATCCACAATCCAATGACCCACATCTTGCTTCCCAGCTCTATAGTGAATCTTCGCGCTCGCCTCCCAGATACTGCAGAAAACTGAACACTCTTCTAGAAAATCCCACATAACACGGCGACCGGATTTAGTTCCCATCACCGCCGAAAGCGCGTCTAGAAATTCATTCTCACGATTCTTTTCTTTTTGGCCCGCGGACTTTACCTGTCTAGGATCCGCCGCGTTTGTCACAAATGGTTTACCCTCGTTAGACACCAGTGGCCTCCCGCTTTAATGCAGTCAATGCAGTGTCGCCGCCAACTGGAGTCTGACTGAGCGACTGGGCTGTTTGGGCTGCCATTTGGTTCTGTTCGGCTTGGGCTTGCTGGGCTTGAGCTTGGGCTCGTTGCTCACGAATCGCCGCAACCTCCTCATCACCACGGATAAGCTGCGGTGGAACCGAGATTTGATCTCCGTAAACGTCGACCATTTCGTCGGTGTTAATTTTGTCCAAAGCCTCCGGCTTAACTTGAGAGAGTTCTGAAACATATCCAGTGAACCTTTCAATCCCGCCAATACCCACAAGCTTTTGCGCTTGATGCATAATTGAAATGTATTCCACTTTCAACTCGACGTTTTTCAACTCATCGGGAATTGGAGGCAATAAATTAAACTCGATCATTTTTGCAAAAGTTCTATCAATCAACGGGTCGAGTAAATCCTGATTGAGCCGCTCTAATACAGGACCTAGCGCGAGGAGTTTCTCCTCGTGACGCTCATCAATTTCACGCGCTGTAATTTGTCGGCGATTCGTATTGGCCAACATCAAAAATAGATCCTCAAAATAAGCACGCGAGATTCTCTGTCTCACTTGCTGCTGCTTATTCTCAAGCTTATCAAGATCAAAACGCATCTCATGAGCGGGCCGGAACCCTCCTCGTCCCTGCTGCTCATCAACATAGGTAATATCACCGGGGAGTAATGAACTCCTAGAATTACGCATTGACGTCGGCGCGGTCATTGGAGGGTTCACGGTCTTGTCTAGCGCCTGCAAACCGCGTTTCTCAGCCGTCTGCAATTGCTTAATATCTCCTAGTGCCATCATTCCTGGACAGTTCGTCCCATAGACGTCCTCGCCCATAGTCTCCCAACGAACACCAAAAATAGGGAACTCAGAAAATCCCTTTTCCTCTAACATCTTGCCATTCTCATCACCAGAAATGAGCGGACCCTGGATGCCGTTTCCCACATAACCCTGCTCATAATAAGCGGAGATAAACTTTTTGTATTTCGATTTAGCACGCCGCGGATCATAATCCGGGTTCGGCATAATCACATGAGCCACCGTGATTCCAGCCTGATGATTTGTGTTCTCGTACAAGTTTTTCACGTTCGCCGAGATATTTGTCCAATCAATTGTACCGTCCTCCTGCACGCCCCACTTTTCGACAATCTGAATCGCCGTAAGCTCATACTCCCTATAAAAAGTATTCACTCTCAATGAGGCGTCGTTGGCCATCCAAAAACTCCCGAGAGGGTAAGTCTTAAAGCGGATCACGCTTTTCGGATCATCCTCCATGCTCATACAGCCCGTACCAAATGTTCCAAGCTGCATGTAAAGTTGAGGGAGTGACTGGTAAAGGTTCGAACGCAAGTACAGTGTTCGCATTCGGTTGCCAGCCTCATACAACCATTTTTTCACCGGTGCAAACTCCGCGAGATCTTTATCGGGAGTCGTGAGTCTAAACCAATCTCTCGCCGGACTTGTAATTCCACTCATTAGGCCCGACTGCAACGTTCGAGCTGCGAGACTTCCAGTGAGATCTATAATTTTGCTGTGTTTTTTTCCACCCTGATTGTTCTGAGAAACATGGAACCGGGCTCCGTTTGGCATAATGTAATCGTTTAAGTCTTGCCAATGAGATCTAAATGTCGACGCCTCACTCTCAAGCTCAGCTCTTAGGCGGTTGTATCTCATGCGACGGTGAATGATTTTATCTTTAGACTTATCCACTTATGATCCCAACAGCGTTTTGCCGGTTGAGGAGCTACTTCCGGTCACAACACTTGCGCTGGACGGGGTACTGGCACTCCCGAGAATTGTTCCTCGCCGACCGGTACTGCTCTTATCACCGCTCTTGCGAGTCCGACCAATATTGGCCTGCTTTGCTCTATCTGAATTGGCTTGAGCTACAGCCTGCTCATCTTGTCGCTCATATTTTTCTTCAAAATATTTCGCCTGCTCAAGGTCGAAACTTGCCTGCTGTCTTGCAAGAGCAGAGGCGTTTGCTTTACCGATCTCTTTTTGGGATTTTTTATTCTGATCATTGATATAAGCCGCTCCGCCAATTGCTGCGACTCCGAGGGCGATTGCACCTGTTACTGCCATATTTACTTATCCAATCTTTTGCTGAAAATCTTTTCCACTTGCTTGTAACCCTGCTCAACCAACACGTGACTCCAGTCGTGAGCGCACTTGACGTGCTGGTGAACAATCTGACAGCCCATCGATCTCAACTGATCATCGCAATATTTAATAAACTTTCGGCCCATTCCTCTTTTATCTTTACGGATAAAAAGAATATCCTGCACCGCCTGAGTACTGTCCGCGTAGTGCAAATGCTTTGTTATAAAGAACCAACCATATCCAATTAACTCACCCTGCTCCCGTACTGTCCACACGGCTAGCGCACCAGCACCCTCCAGCTCTAAATACCGCTTCGTATCACCCTTAAGCTCAATATCGTGATTCGCCGAGATCTCAACGTAGTGCTGATTAAACAACTCGAGTGACTCATGATAAGTCGCCGCAAAACTTTCTTTTGCAAAAGTTAAAACGAGACCTTTATCTTGAGATGGATGACGACTAATGGGTGTTTCCGTTTGCATTCTCAATCCTTTGTTTAAATTTCGGAGCAACCGCATCGATAATCATCGTGAGTCGTGGATACGAACTATTGTTCTCGACCCAATGATAATCTTTATGGTTGAACCACCAGAGCTCGCCCGGTCTCATCACAACAAATTGCCCGTAGGTTTTGTCGATTACAGAGTAAAAGCGACTCTTATCAAAATTCATTAAACTCAAGTGGAACCGCTGGTAATGGTCCGCATAATCACCGTCATCGAAATGCTCAGTGATCCGAGACCCAGCTGGGAGATGCGTAATCAGTACCCGACCTATCTTTGAGGCACCCAACATTTGAGCGGCCTGAGAGATGAGGGTTCTTGCGGCTGGAAGCTTTTCCAGGGCCGGATAATCGATAGCATGTAAATCGGTGAATACAGTTGAAACACTTACCTCTTTTGACCAACGAAGGAATATGGATTGAGTCTCCTCATGAGGAGATCCTTTGGTGGCTTGTCGTGCTATCTCAAGTCCCCATAATTCCGGCTGATTATCGATCTGCGCAATGAGGTGGCTGACATCAAAACCCGGTGTTATGCGGACGAAATTCGTATCCATCCCCTCAATATCGTAACTTTTACAATGCAGTGCAAGTAATACTTAGTCGAGAGGGTCGTAATCGGTCATTGCACGAGAGCGATGATTCCTCGGAGGGTCAATGGGATTGTACTCTTGGTGGACTTTAACCCGACCTTGAACCAAATTTTCCATAGTCAGGCCTGTTGGCTGGTCTGGCATACCGAACGTGAGCCCCAGGGCGTCAGCCCTGTCGGGAGAAAACCCTAATCTTTTTGTGATTTGATCTTTGGACTCAAGTACGAACTTCCCACCAGAAAACGAATACGTCGGAGCCACGAGCTCCTTTTTAAGCTCGTTGCACTGTGGCAACATTCCGCCAGATTTAACCCATTCCGCCATAAGAAACCACATTTCGGATCTTTTGTTGAAATATTGCTGATCAATCGCTTTACTTGAGAAATGGATTTCTATCGGGCTGTAGCCCGCAACTCTTAAAGCATCAACGACTCCACCACCATAACCGCCCGTCCCATCCACGAGCTCCATTTCAGATCCCCATTTGTTTTTTGCCTGAGCAACTCGCGCCGCTACAGCCTGAGAATCCTGCTTTTGCATCCGAACATAATTAAACGCCCGCTTCCCTTGCCTTGGAAATAAAACCGTAGAATCTAACCCGAACCGCGCAACATCAATCCCTAAGCGCCGCTGTGACCACGCGTAAACCGAGGACTTATACTTTGTTGACATAGCCGTCTCAACCTCTTGGGTGGACAGCAGTGAGTTTATGGAGGCTGTGGGGAATTGCCCCAGAATATAAGCCATCACCCACGGGTTATCTCGACCGTAAATGTTTATCTGATCTTTAGCCCATGAGATATCAATACGTGGGGATCTTTTTGCGTCGTCAGGATCACCGGTGATTCGGATTATCTCCCACAATCCACTAATCGACGCCCCGTAAAGCATGCCAGTTAAACTGATCGGGTTTCCCGCCTGCATGACTCTTCCAAATATCATATCCGACGTACTCAATGCTTGCTCTGCAGCTCGACCAACCTCGGGAGGAATATCTCCAGACTCATCAATTAAAAACAACACGTAGCGACCGTGGATACCCGAGAGGGTTTTACCAAGAGTCTCTGAATCCGCGGACTTTGGAAACGACCGCGCACCTAAAAACCAAGTCTCCGGATGATCAACACTTGCAATCTTTGTTGCAGTCCACTTAAACATCGCCGAGAGCCACGGGGATCTTTGCTGCCACTTATTAAACTCAGGCCAAAGATTTGTTTTTAGATTCTCCTCCGTAACTGATACGCAGGCGCCTTTTGGATGCTCACCCTCACCGCCGTAACAAGTTAGGAACAACCAACCACACCACGCGAGTACTGCACTCTTACCAGGACCAGGTTATCAGCCCGCGCAAGCTTGTAACGAGATCCTCATGCGAATTGCATCTTGCTTAGTAAAAGCAAGTAAAGCGTCTTTTTGCCAAAGATCCGGCTCCACTTTAAAGTTATCTCGTACAAATTTGCACGGATCGCATTTCCATTCTAATAGTTGGCTTGCAATAGGACTCATATCTGAGCCCATCGCTTGCGGTTTATAATTTGTCGAACTGTAAGTTTACTCATAAGGCCGCTGGAATTAAATCAGTATTGGCTTTGATTAAATCAATCTTGTCACCCAAATCAGTGAGGATGGATTCAGAGTCCGCGGGAACAAACGCAGTTGATAAAACATACTTAGCTCTCGCAGCTCCGTTTAAACTTAACGCCGTACCATCAGAGGCGGTCATCGCTGTTGGATCTAGTATCCCGGCCCAACAAGCAACCTCATCAATTTCCATATGACAATTCACCGTTGAATCATTCACGCCTATTGCAATTTGTGGAATCGCGTTCGCACCAAACGTTGCAACCGTATATTTTCTTGTACTCGAGGCCGTGGTTCCAGCGACACCATCAGTATAGAGCTTTAATTCAAGAGCAGTATTGTCCCACGTAAAAAACAAATCATACCATGTGGTGGTGTTCGCAATAGCGGCGGACTTTAGTGTCTCCCCATTGATCCCGCGAAGAAAACTATCGTTATAATAGGTTGCGAGCACGTCGCCGGATGAATTGATGTAGGCAAACATACCCGTGCCACCCTTGAAACCAGCACCGAGCGAAAAGATTGCCGATGAGTTCACGATGCTCGCAAACTTTACTCGTATCAACATGCTGAGATCAGGGCTGTCGTCATTAGTGACATTTTTTCGACCCGCCCAAATTGCCCCGTGCTGACTGAACGCCGTCCCCTTCATATCAATTGAAGTCGCGCCATTAATGCTTGAGGTATCTGTACCAACAACAGCAACCTGGCTTCCACCAATCAAGCCCGGAGTACCATCTCCCTCAAGACACCGACGCGCCGTAAGACTGTCGCTTGTTAAATGAAAATTTGGTTCCCCTGATGCCATCCATTACCCCTTAACTTGTCGTGTATGCGAGACTCGTTAATGAGCCCGTCGTATAACCAAGCGTTTTAACAAGGTCAATTCCCGAGGGAGTGTCCCCACTTAGGGTGATTGAGTCAAGTTGTGTCCCGGTATACGCAAACGTTTTTACTATTGTGTCGGATCCGTCGGTGTAATCGATACTCGTGAGCGCTGTTCCGGTGTAGTTCAGCGCCGCATCCCATGAGTTTAGATTCTTATTCACCGTCTCAAACGTATCTGGGAGAGTAACGGTCGTGCCCACATTAATAGTCAACGGCTCTGCGAGTTTTACAATCTTAAAATCACTCATGAATAAGTAAACCCCACTCGGTCATCCCAGACCTTATTATAATCAGCTGTTCCGGATGCGTGGAGAACCTGAACGCCCGCTGAGTTCGTTGAGTCGGCGACAAATATCTTCCACACCGCCGCACTACTTAAAGAGCCCGGTGCTGCAAAACCCACGTAGAAAACGTTTGCTGTGCTCGTGCCATCGGTGAGAATGTTCTCAGGCAAACCAATCGCATCAAGCCCCACTTTTGGACCGAGCCGAGTTCCGGTGACTCTACAATCATCGGACTTTCCTTTTTCGTGTATCTGAATGTCATTACTCATTGTCCGTCCCGCCGCCGGAGCCGAGAGCTGTGTTTGCAGGAGTCACGTCCTCAGGCCCTTTGCCGACAGTTTCTTGTAAAATACTTTCGAGAGTCACTTTTCCTGAGAGCTCAACATTGACCTTATCCTTCCAGCCAGCCCGACACTTAAGGAAGAACATCGTCATTGCCGGATGATCCCCACTCATTGCCATCTCATAAGCTTTATTGGAAACATTAAAGATGATCGCCGAGCGTCCACGTTCAAGAGCTTCCCTCATTCCAGGGACATCGTTGCAGCGCTTTTCAAATGTCTTTTTGGCGATACCGTGGACGTGGGCCATTTGAGGCACCGTCATTCCAACACCGGCCATACGCTCAAGGCGCTCAAGGTCTATCTTATCTCTGATCACGGGTATTTGTTTGGGGCCTGGTTTCATCACTGTATAATTTACTAAAGCAAGAGAATAGTCTATTAAAAATACAATGAGTGGGGACGCCTAAAGGCTAGGGAATTTTCTAAGCAGGTGTCTCAAGTGCCGTCCTCTCGGATAAGATTTCAACTCAAGAGACCCTTACTCTAAAAAGAAATTCAAGGTTGCCCCGGAAGTTCAAAACAAGACGACTGTCTCTTTAGTGGTGAGGATTGTCAATATTGGGGTTTTGGTTATTAACGCATAACGTTTAAATCCCAGGTCTTTTTCCAAATACATCTCCGTTTTGGTCAGTGCCTTTTTATTACTCATCTTCTCCGAATGATCAAAATACTTAATAACGCGCTCAGTTACCCCCCAAAGAGTGTAGGGAGTGCTGGGCATGTGACAGTTAAAAAAGGGTAAAAACACTACTTAAAGCTATAGAATCATTAAAGAAATACCAAAAAACACCCAAAATGTAGCCAGTGTAGTTAGAAGTTCCCAAGCGCAGAGACTATAGAGAATATAGGGAATATATGAGATATTATATATTCTTTTTACTTTACTCTATTCTCTCTTTTTACTTACACTACTTACATTAAAAGAAAAAAAGAGAATAAAAACAATAAGTTAAGCGGTGGAAGTAGTGCGGTTTTGTTGTTCATTAGCCTACGCAAGCCAACACTTAGCTTTTATGGTTAAAAAAGGGGTCATTGAGGTCTAATTTTCGGAACTCGTACTTAATTCTGGCGTGCCGATATCGAGCTCCCTTGTTGTCTCTGTAATCAGAATCTTGAGGAATTTTTCCAAGCTGCCCCAAAGCACTGTTGTAGTGTTTTTTGAAATCCTCGCCAAATTTGTTTTTGGCCTTATGACCTTTGTAGCCGTTTTCTTTACACATGTAACGATAAGCGTCATAAAGTTCGGCTGATGTATCCCCACTGAGATAGGTGAGGTCTATTTCAACCTCATTTATAAAAAACTCCAAAACCCTGTCGTTATCTATTTTGTATTTATCAAGCGCTTTGACTGACCTTTTGGCTTGGGTGAATTTATAGAAATTTTTACGAAGCCGCGCCAATCCTTCAAGAGCGAAGTTGAGAACACCACTCATCTCGAGTTTGATTTTTTCATCAATAAAAAGATCAACACCAGCACCGTCGACAGGCCTATCGAATGGTATAATTATAAGGCGGCGAGTCACAGCATGACCACCATCTCCAAAACTTGGAGCATCGTTGCAGGCAAAAACTAGGCGGGAATTCATTTTTAGATCAAACTCAGGTTTCCCTTTGTGAGCTGCGGAGAAGTAACCACCAGAGACATAGTTTTTAAACGCCTCTAGAGCTGTGGGGCTGAATTTTGGAGTCTCGTCGAGTATATTGACGAGCTTGTTTTGTAAGCGGATCGCAGAGAAGGGGAGGCTGAGTTTATCAAGCCCCACGGTTGAGCAATTCCTCCGGCCCACTAAAGTTCTTAGCGCTGAATTGACGACAGATTTCCCGTTTCCACCGGCCCCGAGGAGCATGAAGCTTTTTTGAGCAACGGGAGGGCCTCCCATGACGCAATATCCGAGCATTTCACCGACAAGGTTGATCATGTCCTCATCTCCGCAGAGTACGGTTTCAAGGGCACGGCGAAAAAGAGGCGCCTCAGCTTTTGGATCGTAGTCATGGTCGAGTACATATTTCTGACAATAATCCGGTGAATGAGGCGTGAGTTTTCCTGTGTTCACATCAAGAATACCGTTGTTACAATTTAGGAGGCCCTCGGGTCCTTCAAAGTTTTTGTCTCGGATGGTGTTTCTTGCTTTTGATTTTTGCATAAACGCCCGAACAATAGTCGGGTGGGAGTTGTATTTTACAAGCGCGTTTGTTGTTGCGGTGATGAGGTCGTCACTAGTGCGCTCAAAATACTTCCCCTCCCAGAGGTACGCGCTCCCGTCGACATATTTTAAGTGATTAATTTCCCCCATATAGCGGGCCAGTTCCTCAAAATCAGGAACCATTTTGGTTTTAGGATTCCCGTCCTTGTCCACACCGCTGTCGATTTCTTTAAAGAAACCCTCGGCTTTTGTTGGAAAAAGAGCTGC